CCTTGATTTGACGCTGTTTTTTCATATGCCAATTCACCACAAACTCCCATTGTTACTGTTGACGCCAAGGCAGCCTCAAGTATATTATCTGGACTCCCACCACAAAATGCCCCCAACATCGCTGTTGACATGCATCCTGTACCGGTTATCTTTGTCATAATCGGGTGTCCATTCCGAACTAAATAAGCTGTTTCTTGATTTGCAACAATATCAATTGAACCAGATATTACAATAACACTTTTCATTTTAGCACTTAGGTCTTTTGCCATAGCAGCAATATCAAATATGTTGTCCTCTGTAATCTGGTCTGCCTCCGTTGCATCAACTCCTCTAATATCACTTTTCCCCGTAGCAATTGCCTTGATTTCAGAAATATTGCCTCTTATTATAGAAAACTGCATACTTTCAGCTAGTTGACGAAATGTATCTTCTCGGAACCTCGAACCCCCAACTCCAACAGGATCAATAATAACCGGATGATTTAACTCATTACTTCTTCTCCCTGCACTAATCATTGCATCATTATCGCTTACCGTGCCCATATTTAAAACCAAAGCATTTGTTTTGCTTGTAATATCTGCGACCTCACGAACGTCATAAGCCATTGTTGGTGAACCACCGCAGGCAAGTATGATATTGGCACAATCATTAACCGTCACAAAGTTAGTGATACAATGAACAATTGGCTTTACAGTCTTTATATTTTGATACATTCTCTCTAACATGACTGACTCCTTTCACTTTCTAAAGATTGTTTCATCTTTTGCAAGTTGCCTGTTTTCTCTAATGATTTAATAAGTACATAGCCTATGATTGCCCCC